GGTTAGGGAGGATACATTCCGTGTCCAGACTCTGAGATACTCCTTGAGATCATTTCCGGGGAACTTACCATTACTGATTCGTTCACCTTTCTGATCATTACCAAAGAAATCGAAAGCCAACAGACCATAAAATAAATCCTCTGTTAAAGAACATTCAACCGAGAGGGGGCGTGGCTTCATAGTTGGAACAGAAAGGGTTCTATCCGAATTAAGTTTTTCATCAATGATCATCTTGAGTTGAAGATCAATTGGGGAAACAACCTCTGACGGATGGAGACGTTTCTGTAACTCTCTTGAAGCCTTCCCGGTAACCATAACACAATAAGCAGCAAGCAAAAGATGTTTCTTTTTCACCAGTCCCTTTCTGGTTAAGGGAAGACCAAGTCCTCCAACCTCGGGTCTTGTAAACCATGAAATTGTAGGTAATTTCTCAAGAACTTTTGCATGTTTTAACAATGCAACACTCATGAGATAATCTGCAATAACAGGATTAGGAAGACTCAAAATAACTGAGTCAGGCGTCAAGAATGGAGAAATTGTCTTTCTCAGGGCCATATGCTCAAGACTCAAAGTGTCAAAGTTCTCCCAATAAGGTTGAACCAACTCTAAGAATCTTTGTTGCAAAGAAATGACCAGATTAAGTTCTTCAGCATTCTGTCTCTGACTTTTCGAGGTTTCCGGACATAAAGCCAGAAGTAAATCAGGTGGGGGATAAAGGAGATGTACTTGTACAGGTTTCATCATCTCAATGGATTGGAGAATATCCTGACCATAATGTTTAGATAAACCGTCAAATTTAAACCATTGACTATTTATACAACAAAAATGATGAGATAAATAATTCTTACCATCAGATGGTATGAGACCCACGGTTGATACCCATTCAATCCAATTCTGATAATCGGCAGGATGACACATAGTTAAAATGTCATCACCATTTATCAACATTGGAAGATATTCAATGGGACGATCAAACTCCTCATTACAATCAATCCCACTATCATATTGGTGAAAGAAACAAGAAGAAAAGGTAGAATTATTCCGAGATAAAACATATCGGACCCATTCATCAGCGATATCATTAACGCTGTATTCATCAAAGTCTTCAGTATCATAACCATCGAGGTCATGATGTTGATAAAAATATTCCTTTTTAAACCTATAAGGAAAAAGACTAAGGATGTGATTGTCCGAAAATGGATCGAAATAATTCTCCTTAATAAAACAAAGGTTAACAGCTGCATTAATAATACAAAGAATTGGAAAGGATAAAGGACCACCCATTAGCTGTCCACGAACCTGTTTATAGGAGTGACCAGAGGAGTCTTCCATAATGTGGCCTGTCAAAGTATTGACAATTATTGCCACATGGAATGGATCTATATCAGAGTAACAACAAATCCTACGAACCAAAAAATCCGAG